ACCACCTGGTAATCGGTATTAGTGAGTTGGGCTGGCGTCGTGATGGCGCCAGCCCCATGAAAGGACCCTGCGCATGACGATCGTGGAATTTCCGCTGAAACCGAACCAGGCGCCTGTCAAGTTCAAGTTCACGATTCCGTCCACACGACGGATGGAGCTCGCGGCGGGATCTGGCGTGGACATGCTCCGCCTGCGAGGTCAGAGCATCTACGCCATTGTGCTGATGACCTGTTACGCCTTGCAGTGGTCAGACCGCACAATGACCGAAGACAAAGCCGCCGACCTGATCGAGAAATTCAAAGAAGCGGGCGGGAAGATCGAGGAACTGTCAGAAGCCTTGGTCAAGGCGCTGAACGAATCCGGCGTCTATGGTCAGCCGAAAGTGGAAAGCGGCGATGAGCCGGACCCTACGACGACGACGGAGGACCAGACGACGGCTTAACGGTCTTCGGTCGGTGGGCAGAGCAATTTGAGCGGATCTCGATTGGGTATCTCCGTCTGAGTTCTGAAGACCTGGAAGGCTACAGCCCGCGTGAATTGCAGTGGCGATACGAGGCGGAACTCGGTCGAGAAGATCGGCAGTTCGAACGGCTGGCGCAGTTAGCGTGCTGGGTGATTAATCCGTGGCTCGGCAAGAGTGCGGATCCATTGAGAGTTACGAGCCTTCTGCGACGTGGAGGGAAGGCGAAGCAGACAGACTGGTGGGACGAGGAATAAATGGCCCGACGTGGCGTGGAATTCGAACTCATCGGCCTCAGTGATCTGACGCGGTCACTGGAAGGCCTGAGTACGTCCATCACGAACAAACTCGCCGATGCCTTGGATGACTCCGCACACGCTATTCAATACCGAGCGCGCGTCAATGTCCCACGTGACAAGGGCGATCTCGCGCGAGCGATTCAGATCGCCGGCAAAGGCCTCTCATTGAAGGTCGGTCTTGATGATGCGGCCGTGGCGTCACGTGGAGGGAAGAATACCGCGCATCTCCATCCGTGGGTTTATGGATTGTTCGTGGAATTTGGCCTGAAGGCGAAGCAAATGGCGGCGCGGCCATTTATGGGACCGGCGGTTGACCAAGAGCAGCACGCCCATGACGACCGGGTGGAACGCGCCCTGAGTGACGCGATGGCGTCGACATGAGCATCCGGTCTCTGATCGTCAAAATCGGCGCGGATACACAGGACATCGACAAGGCCTTGGCCGGTGTCGGGGCCTCGTCGAAGACGCTCGCCGATGGGTTAAAGAAACTCGGCGACACGCCCATTGGCAAAGAGGCACAGGCCTCTGCCGAACAGCTCAAAAAGAACTTAGATGCGGTAAATGCCTCAATTCAGCGCACCGCCGATCTGGGTGTCAATGCGGCCAAAGGTATCGACGCGATCGGCGGGCCGGCGAAACTCACGACGGGGCAACTCAATGTGATGAACCGGGCCATTCAGGACAGCCTGGATGCCTTCCGGGCGCTCGGTCAGCAAGCCCCGCAGGATCTCCAGAAAGTCGCCGCCGCGATTCAAGCGCAGCAGAAACTGTTACAGACACCCATCGTCCCGAAGACCACCAATCCCTTGGCCGGTGCGCTCGGCAGCCTTCCGGGCGGCAACATCTTGAGTGAGTTATCTACTGGCGGAGCCATTGCCGCAGTCGGAGGCGTTGCCGCGGCTGGCGCTGCAGCGCTCACTGGTGCGGCTCATGCGGCACTCGAGTACGCCGATGGCCTCGTCAAGATGAGCGACAAGACGGGGATCGGCGTCGAAGCACTCCAACGGTTAGAAGCGATCGCGGTGCCATCTGGGAATTCCCTAGACGATCTGACGCGAGCGGTCAACCAATTCCAGAATCGACTGATCTCCGGCCAAGCCGAAGGCGCGTTGAGACAACTCGGGATCTCCTTTGAACAGATCCGCAGTGCGGCCCCAGACGAGCAGTTCATCCTGATTGCCCAAGCCTTACAGAAAGTCTCGGACCCTGCGGAGCAAACACGACTCGCCATTGAACTCTTCGGGAAGGCTGGCGCAGAGGTATTGCCCTCTCTGAAAGCGAACGTTGACACGCTGAAAGATTCGATGGTCACGATGAGTGCCGATTCCGTCAAGGCGCTCGATGATTTCGGCGATGAACTGACACGGATCAAGGGTAATGCGGTGCGCCTGCTGGGCGAGATTGCCGCATCGGCGATCAACACGGCCAAGGCTCTCAAGGGCGTCGTGGATGCGCTGCCACGCGCACAGACTGCGCAGACGACCCATCAAGACTTGAGTGAGCGCCCACAACTAGCGAACTCCCGTGTCGGCCCAGCCCTATCAAACGCGGCTCTCGGACGAGTGCCGGACATTCTTGGCAGTACGACCCTGCAACAACTCGCGCAGATACCACAAGCGGTCGATCGGGCTTCCGCTGCTCTGCAGCGACTCCACGCGGATCTGTTCGCACAAGAAGCGGCGGCGAACGCGGCTGGGCTCGCGCTCGAGGATTACCAGAAAGCGATCGACCAGATCAACGAAAAGATTCGGCAGGCCGAACGTCCGCTCGTTGATCTCACCGAGAAGCAACTCGATCAAGTGATTGCCCTGCGAGCCCTTGGACTGTCGACAGAAGAGATCGCTCTCAAGATGGGCATTGGCGCGAATAGCATCATTGCCTTTGATAAGGCGATGGAAGAGCAGGCACAAGTTTTTGCCAAGAATGAGGGCCTGAGTAGCCGCGTCCAGCAAGCGATCGGAAAATTGGATCTGGGCTATTTGAAAGCGGCAGATTCCGCGCGTGTATTACAACACGCGACGCTCGCGCTGACGGATGCTCAGGCCTCGCAATTTGATGGGAAAGATTTTCTCCAAGGCGCGAATACCGTCCAACAATTCAATAAGCATCTGCTTGAGTTAGGCAACATCACGGACCGTAATAGCGGAATCATCGACCGCAACAACCGGGAACTTGACGAAGAGCGTGCTAAGGCCGATAGGGCCGCTGCGGGGATCGACGATCTCGCACGAGCATTCACGCAAATGGCGCAGATCAGCGGCGGGGCGTTCAGTCACATTGTTCGTGACATCGGCACGCTCATTTCTGGGATCGATCTCGCCCAGAAGTCGCTGAAACGCATGACAGATCAGTTCGATGAGGCAGGTAACCTGATTCATAGCGCCACTGGCCTTGACAAACTCGTTGGCGCTGCGGGACTGGTCGGCGTTGGATTGCAATTAGGCTCCTCCTTGATCAATGGCATCACGCAAGCCCTTGAACATTTGGAGCTCTCCCGCATCGGCCATGATGTTGGACGTGATCTCGGCGTGGCGATTTCCGAAGGCACTGAACAGGGCATCCGACAGAGCGAAAAACAATTGGCCGATGCGTTTGTTCAAGCCGCGACCGCGGCTGGTATTCCGGAGAAAGTCGCGCGGATCATTGCGGATCCCAAGAAGTTCCGCGAAGCAGCCATTGCGCTGAATCTCCCACAGATCATTAGCGATGCCGGTGGCATTCAGGCCTTTGGCACGGACAAGGCAATCAACAAACTTCACGATCTCTTCTCGCTCGTGGAACAGGGCAAGTTGACGGTCGCGCAGATCGGCGATGAGTTTGATCAGGTGTTCTCGCAACTGGTCCCAACCGCGATCAGCAAGACCAGCAAGCTCGTCTCGGCCTCGTTCGTGGAATTGCAACAGACGGCGCTGCGGTTTGGCACCAGCAGCCCTGCGCTTGAGCAGTTCAGATCGCAACAGATCGGGAATGTCAATACCGGGCTCTCATCGACGCTCGGCGTGAATGCGGACGCAACAGCGAGGGCCATAGAACTCCAGAAGCAATTGAATGATGCGCGCGGGAAGGGCGATAGCGACGAAGCCAAGGCCGTCGCGCAAATCATCGATCTCCAAGCCAAGCTCGATAAGGAATCGAACGGCGACAAGCGGGCCGCGATTCAGGCCCAGATCAACGATTTGCTCCGTCGTGGTGCCACGGACTATTCCAACGTCGTCGCGCTCCAGAAAGAACTGGACAAACAACAGAACCTGATCGCAGCCACGAACATCAAGAGTCAGGCCTCGGCCACTGGGTTTGCGGGGGCGCTCCTCGCGTCCTTCGGCGAACTCCAACGACAGGGCGTGCCGCTGCTGGACATCTTCAAGCAGATCGGCCCGAACATCACCGCGCTCCAGCAGCAATTGGATCGCACCGGCTTTTCTGGCGGGGCCGCGTTTGACAAGTTGAAGGATTTAGCGGCGCTCGCCAGCGATGAACTGGCCGGACCTGCGCTCGATGCGGTCTCTGGCGTGCAGCAAGCCTTAGCCGGTTTGGCCAATACGGGCGGACTGGATGCCGACACATTCTCCGGCCTAGCGGCCTCAGTGGGCGATACCTTCCGCAGCTTGGTGGATCAGGGCAAGGATGGCAACCAAGTCCTGAAGTTGATGGCCCCCACGCTGCAGACGATCTTCGAACTGCAGGAGCGGACGGGATTTGCGGTCGATGAAACCACGGCGAATCTGATCGCGCAAGCGAAGGCGCAGGGGATTGTGGGCGAGCAGTTCAAGAGCGCAGACGAACGGCAAGTCGATGGGCTGAACAAAATCGCAGACATTCTCGCGGCCATCGCGAAGCAGCTAGGCGTGACCTTGCCGGATGCGGCCAAAGACGGCGCGGACAAGGTCAAAGCCGAACTCGGCTCAATCAAAGCACCCAATCTCACCATTGGCGTGGGTTTCAACGTGGATACGAATGAGCTCGGCGTGGATTTGGGTAGCTTACACCTGCAAGAGAATCTCGCCGCCACGGGCGGACTCGTGACCGCCAACGGTATTCAACACTTTGCCTCTGGGGGACGGGTTTTGCCATTTCTCCGTCATGGGACCGATACCGTGCCGGCGATGTTGACGCCGGGAGAGATCGTGCTGAACGCGAGTCAGCAAAAGACCCTGGCCGATGGTCTCGGCGGTGTGACGGTGAATGGGCTACAAGTCACCGTCGTGGCCAGTGAAGGGGATGATCCGAAGACGATCGCGGACAAGGTATTGGAGGCACTCAGGACGCAGGCGCATCTCTATCAAGGATTCGCAACGATTGCTGATCGGCAGATTACGGCGGCGGCCTGATGTCCAATTTCCATTACTTCCATCCGTCAGATCAAGTAGAAGCCAATGCGACCGTGACGACGGGTGGGACCGAGGACACCTCATACCCGCTGACGAATGTGATCGATTTCGGGTACGCCAATCTTGCGAATCCTGGAAAACTGACAGGCTTTACAGGGGATTTCATTTTCGATTTCGGATCAGCACAGCGAGTGGATGCCGCACTGATTTGGCACAACTTCGACGCGTCATTGGCCTGTGCCTGGCAGGCGAACGCGTCGAACAGTTGGGGTACTCCGTCGCTTGTTCGGACGCTGACGCCACCGGCCAAACGCGGAAACGATTACACCGTCAAGATATACACCGATTTCAGAAACGGACCAGATGGGTACACGACCGCTGGGTATCGCTATTGGCGTCTCAACGTGACTGGCACGAACAGCGCCGCGATCGGCGTGAAGGTCATGCTGTTCTCACGCGTTCGGACGATGGACAAGAACTACAAGTGGAATTATGTGATTGAGACGTCGGCCATCAGCATCGATATGAATACGGACGCCCTCGTGCCGTGGGCCTATAACATGCGTTCGGCTCCTGGACTCTTCAAGGCCGATGTGATTCCGACCGATGCCGATGTGACTAGATTCGAAAATTGGATGTTGGCGTGTGGAGGCCGCGCTATTCCCTGCGGGTTTGTTCGCAATCCTAGTACGAACCAGGGATCGATCGTCAGATGGGCGAGCGGGTCTCCATCGGTTGTATCTCCAGGATT